TTCTTAATGGATATTGATAGGAGTTTATGCGATCTATAAAGAGACAATAATGAACCGTAGACCTCTAAGATTTATAACAAGACAAAAAGAATTACAACTTATTCAGCAATTAGAAACTATAGTTGATAGTTCATTATTTGATCCTAAAGATACTGCGGTCATAATGGCTTCTCCAGACTATTCGGCAACTGTAGCAATGCATCTTGCACATAGTTGGTCTAAAAATGGAGATATGTTAACTATTATCCCTGTTGATGTGGCATATCCAGATGAAAACGTAGTACCATATATTGATAAGTTTAATCATGATTTCCACTGGCATAAAAATAAATATAAAAGATTTATATGTATTGAAGCCGGAATCATAAGAGGCGGTAATTGGGCATGGCTTTTAAATTCTCTATATAGCTTTGATATTGACAGAGAATTTATTACACTAGTTGCTCTTTTAGAAAATGTACATTCTACGATTAAATCTGATTATGTTGCAGAATACTATGATGATGAAAAAGAAGAACTTATGTTTTATTTTGAAAAATTTAATAAACACTGGCCAATAAAATGAAAAAAATACTACTAAGCCCATGGTTAGCATTACTTACTTTAGTAATATTAATTGGAGTAAGAGCTACAGACCCATCATTTGTACAATCTGTCAGATTAAGATACTTTGATACACTAATTACTAGTAAACCTGTAACACAATCTAAACAAGTCCATGTCGTAAATATCGATGATGCATCTATTGAAAGACTTGGTCAATTTCCATTTCCAAGGAGTCAATATGCAAATATTATCGAGGACCTTTATCACCGTAATGCTGGTCTTGTTGTTTTTAATCTCTTTATGCCTGACGCTGATCGCTTTGGACGCGATGCCAACTTGGCTGATAGTCTTGCTAGACACCCTGTCGTCTTACCTCAGGTAGCTACTGACCAAAAACAAGTTAGACAAGCATTTAGACCTGGAGTCTCTGAGATCGGATCACCAGCTCATGACTTCACTGTAGATTACCCTGGTATCCAACCCAACATTGAATCATTTAACAGCAAAGCTGCTGGAATAGGAGTCGTGAATGTATTACCTGAAATTGATGGCGTTACTCGCCGTATCCCTATGGTCGTATCAAGCGGAGGCTTGCTCTACCCAAGTATCTCTCTCGAAACTTTGCGTGTCGCAGTCGGAGACCCAAGTTTCCAAGTTAAATCTTCCGATGCAGGAATCGAAGCTGTTCGAATTCCTCAATTCGCCAAGATCCAAACCGACCCAATTGGCCGTATCTGGGTCGACTGGTCAGCGAGTCCAATTCAACACTCCCTTATGGACCTCCCAAAATCATTCGACGGAGGTATCGTCATCGTTGGGCTTACAGCTAGAGGGCTTAACAACCCAGTCGCAACTCCCCGAGGTGGACTCTTTCCGCATTATGTTCAAGCAAACGTTTTAGAAACACTTACATCAGGTACAGTCATATCAAGACCTGATTGGGCAGATGGTGCTGAAGTATTAGCAATCATAGTACTATCAATCTTAATAATCTTTTTAACGAGGTGGAAATATGCTATCGCTCCTATTCTTATTATTATTGGGTCTATATATTATGCTTCTCGCTATATATTCACCAATCAAGGCCTTTTGTTGGACGGGATTTATCCTATTATCAGTCTATCTGTTGTATATGGTCATGCCTATACAGTTAAGTTCATTACTGAACTAAACCAAAAGTTACAGATCAAGAAACAGTTTGGTACGTACCTATCACCAGCAATGGTTGAAAAGTTACAAAAAGATCCATCACTACTTAAACTAGGTGGTGAGTCAAGAGAGTTAAGTATCATGTTTACAGACGTACGCGGATTCACTGCAATATCTGAGCACTATGGAGCAGACGTACAGGGGTTGACTAAGATCATGAATCGTTACATGACAGCTATGACTCGTAAGATCATAGACAATAACGGTACTCTTGACAAGTATATTGGTGATGCTCAGATGGCATTTTGGAATGCACCATTGGATGATAAAGATCATGCACTCAATGCAGTTAAGACAGGATTGGAGATGTTAAATGACTTGGATAGATTCAATGAAGAAGTTACTAAAGAAGGTATTCCTGCTTTTGGTATGGGTTTGGGTATTAATACCGGGGTCGTCGTTGTGGGTAATATGGGTTCTGAGCAGCGTTTTGACTATACCTGCCTCGGTGACTCAGTCAATCTCGCATCACGTCTTGAGGGTCAATCAAAACCTTATGGAGTTCGCATCGTCCTTGGTACAAAGACAGCAGAATACGTCAAAGACAAATACAACGTCATCGAACTAGATAATATAGCAGTCAAAGGTAAGACTGAAGGTATTAAGATCTATACGATAGGTGAGACAGTTAAGTATAAGCATGATGAATACCTCAAAGAGTATTATCGTGGTAATTGGAAACGTGCTACACAATGGGCACAAGAACTAATTGACGATGATAAAGTTACTATCAAAGACTATTATCATAATATGATAGAGAGAATGGATGAAGGCCTACCAGCAAACTGGGATGGTACTTATCGTGCCACTTCAAAATGAAGATAGTCATAACGGGTAGTGCTAGCGGTATTGGTAAAGCACTACTTGAAAAATTTAAGAAGCAAGAACATACGGTCGTAGGATATGATATCGTCGATGGTAATGATATCACTCATCCAATCATAATCAATCGATTAATTCAAGACTGTAACGATGCAGACATATTCATCAACAATGCATTACCAAACCAATCTATATTGCTTGAGATGATATTTGACTTATGGAAGAATAAGCATAAGACTATAATCAACATCTCATCTGCTGTAACATATATGTATGGACCAAACAATTATCCTGAGGGGTTTGCTCACTACTATGAATACAAACAGATGCTTAATCAAAAGACTAAAGAGCTACAAAGAAAGTCTTTATCTCCACAGATACTAAACGTTAGACCTGGATGGGTAGACACTCCATCTACAGAATCGTTTGAAGGCATTAAGATGAAGCCTGAAGTACTTGCAAACTTAATTTATAAACTAGTAGAAAATCATGAGGCGTATCAAATAGTTGATATCGTAGTTAGATGATAGAATTAAAACAATGGTCGATAGGTGAACCAAATAAACGTGTAGTTAAGACTGACGGTTATTGGATAGAGTATGATAACGGTGAGAGACACATCGACATTCAATGTGGTAACGCTGCATACGTATTAGGTTATAACCAACAACCTATACTAGATGCCATGAGAGAAGGTGAAGTCAACTTCCTTAGAGGCAATACTGGTGAGAGCTCAGAAAAGAACGATGAGTTAGTAAGACTCATATGTGAACGCGGTAATTGGGCAGGTATGGGTTATGCTGTATCTGGGTCTGATGCAGTAGAAGCAGCTATAGCTATGAACGATGCTTATTGGCAGTATCATCACATAGACAAGAAACGAATACTATGTTTTAATCCAGGTTATCATGGGACTACCATGTTAGGTAAGCACTTAAGAGGTGAGTATCCATACTTAGGTAGAGCGTCTATAGTACAAGCTCCATTATGGAAGACTGCAGCTGAACAACCAATCTATGAACAGCATGCATTAAAACAAGTAAGAGCTAGGTTAGAGACAGATAAAGGCATAGGATGTATATTGATGGAGACGATCCCATGGATGGGAGACGTGACGCCATATAGTATCACATGGTGGCAGACTATAAGAGCTCTATGTGATGAGTTCAATATCTTATTTGTAGTAGATGATGTAGCTGTATGTTGGGGTAAGAACGGTACATTATTTGGATGGGAACCATATGGTGTACAACCAGACATCACAGCGTTAGGTAAAGCATTGACTGGCGGATACTCTCCATTAGGTGTAGCTACATGTAATAAGAAGGTGAATGATGCCATATCTAAACACTCGTGGGAACACAGTCATACATGGTCACCTAACATGCAAGGCGTATACGCTGCTCTAGCTGTATCTAAAGAGTTAGATAGACTATTACCAAGAACGCCGTATGTGAACGAACAACTATTAAGTATAGCTAACGAGTTTGGTCTTGTCAGTAGAGGCTCAAACTTATTTAGGTGTTATGATTTACCAAGAGAGATATCATTAGCAGACTTATCCAAAGCTGGACTATGTGCTGCCATCCCAGGATATAAGAGTATAAAGGTAGTATCTCCTATAAACGCTGACGAAGAATACTTCGTTACGCTGAGAGAAAGGTTTAAGAAGCTACTATGAGATACATAGTCCTATTCTTGTTATCATTTAACTTATATGCTAAAGACATTACTGCTCAGTCATGGTTAGTGACTAACGAAGAAGGCTATGTTATAGCTGGTGAACGTGTGACTGATGTAAGACCAATAGCATCTATCACTAAGCTAATCACTGCGATGACTATCATAAACGGTGGACAGAACCTTGATGAAGTAGTTAAGACTAAGCCATTCGGCCCTATAACCCGTAGACAGCTTATGGATATGGCTATAGTCAAGAGCAACAACCAAGCAGCAGACTTACTATGTCAGCTCTATATAGGCGGTTATGATATGTGTATAGCTGACATGAACCACTTATTATTTAAATTAAACTTACTCAATACGATCGTATACGATTCAACTGGACTTGACAGACGCAATGTCAGTACAGCCATGGAGCTCTCAAAGCTCCTCCAAGAAGCATCTAAGTATCCAGAATTAGTCAATGCCTCCCATCAGGTACAGATTAAGATCAAGACAAAGAAACGCTTCTGGGTCTTCCATAACACAAACCCTCTCATAGGTAAGCGACAGGACATCATAATCTCCAAGACAGGCTACACCAAGCCTGCTGGAGGCTGCCTGGCGATGCTTATGTCTACCGATAAGGGCCAGAGAACAGTCGTGGTCCTAGGCTCCCAGAACACTCATACGCGTATCCCCGAAGCTGAATTCTTAGCTGAAAATTACTAATAAAATCATAGATTTATAAGTTATTGATTTATATAGCCTTTTTATTTTAAGGGGGCCTATGTACATTAATTAGCTTATTCAGTATAATGGTTATATTAGATTAACAAACGGAGAGATATATGAAACCAGCAATGACAATAGGATCAGATTTAGAATGGGAAAAACAAGCTTATGGTATGACCAAAGCTCAGTTGGACCAAATGGTAAAAATGCAAGCGTTTCCAGGTCAGGAAATGATGTTTGCAGCAGGTATGTTAAGTGACGCACAAGAAGTTATCGGTGCTGACTTCAACGGTGCTAACGAAGGTTGGGTATCACCTCAACAAGCTAACGAAGCTCGTCAGTTCATGAACTGTGCTAAAGCTATCATGTTCGATTATTTAAACAAACAAAGAAAGGCTGCTTAATCATGGGTTTAGATATGTACGCGTACAGTCGCGCTAAAGAAAAGGAGTCAAAAGCAATCGAACTCCAATACTGGAGAAAACACAACGCTCTTCATGGTCTATTAGAAGACATGTGGAACGACAAGGGTCAACCTATCCCTCAATGGATGCGTGATGAGTATCCTGAAGACTTTGAACAGGAACGTGCGATACCTTTTAATGGCATCGAGATGGAACTCACCGAGGCTGACATCAATTATATTGAGTCTGTGGTACTCAACAATGAGTTACCAGAGACCGAAGGTTTCTTCTTTGGTAATGACTCGAGGTTTGACGAAGATGATAAAGCTGCAGACATTGAGTTTATCAAAAAGGCTCGAGAAGCTTTTGCTCGCGGTGAAGAAGTATTTTATACGAGCTCATGGTAAAAATATATGTACAATAAATCAAAAAAGGGGTATAATGACATCATGTTAAATGTAAAAGGCATTAAAAAAGGTCGTATGTATGAAACCCCAGATCCTATTGATGAGGACGAAGTTTCATTAGAAGAGCAAGAATTATTAAACAGTTTAGTGGATCCTCATTCATGGGGTCCAGGTTATGGAGAAGACTAATGATATTAAATGATGAACAGTTTTATGATCATGTTTATAAACAACTGATCACCGGTGATGTTAGAGTTGTGTTTAAAAAAGTGGATGGCACAGAGAGAACGATGCTTTGTACGTTGACAAACATACCCGATGAACATCAACCAAAGAATGTATCTGATAAAGAGCCTTCGAAGGAAGTGTTACGAGTATTTGATACTGAAAACCAAGGTTGGAGATCATTCAGACTTGAGTCAGTAATATCAGTTCAAGCTATTTAACGGCTTAGACTCTACGCCACTTAATACATATATGCGGACTATCCATGGTCAGCTTCCGCGGGTCAGTGTGGATACGCACGTTGTAGAGTCTTTTTAAAGTGCATTAGAGGGGTCAAACTAAGGGTACCTCTATTTTACCTAGTGCACTTTAAAAAGGGGCCTATAGCTCAGTTGGTTAGAGCAGAGGACTCATAATCCTTTGGTTCATGGTTCGAGTCCATGTGGGCCCACCAATTTATATAATGAGAACTTGATGGAGGCGAGCGATCGCGGTACAATACTCATTAGCAAAGCAGCAAACGTGTCCTACCCCAAGGGCTCCCCGGCACGTCATTTTAATTTTGGAGATAATATGCAATTACTTGAAGAAGACAAAAAGAAAATCAAAGGTGCTCTTAACGAGATATCTGATTCAATGACACGTGTAGAGGCTGAGAAGGACTTTGTTAAAGAAGTACTTAAGAACCTTTATGACGAGTTTAAGATCCCTAAAAAGACATTAGCTAAGCTTGCTAATACATATCATAGACAAAACTTCAACGAAGAAGTAGCTCTTAATGATGAATTTGAAACGATCTATCAAACAGTTACAAACCAAGAAGCAGAATAATTTTACTTTAATTAATTATTATGGTAGTATCTTATTATGAAGACTAAAAAACCAACCAAAGAATGGCAAGAAAAAGCTATTGCTAAAGGCCGAGGTGATGGTGCTCCTGTGGTAACACAAGACGAGTATCGCACATCTCTGATGAAAGCATTAGGATACTATAACCTTAATATGGACAATAGTGAACGTGCTAAGGTCGTCCTTAACTATCTTAAGAAGACTAATAAGAAGTATTATGACGTCTTATCCAAAGCACCAGACTATGAGTTCTTATCTTTAGGATCATTGATCACCATCCTTAATAGAGGTGAATACTTATCTGACAAAGATAAGCAAGGCATACAAGATAAGCTTGACTCTCTATATGAATGTTATTCTTATGTTAAGCCTGAAGAGGATCCTCGTCCTAAAGCATCAGTCATCTCTATAGATAAACGTGTAGCTGAAGCAGCTCGTGCAGCATCTGAAGACATCGACTATGCTATCGATAAGTTTATCCATTCAAAAGTATGGGACTTTAATACTAAAGCACACCTATTATCTAATAATATATCAGGCATGGTGGCTAAAAAGATCGGTGATTACTATAAGCTTAACGTCGATGAGATCGATGAAGCGCTTGAAGGCAAAGATGAACAACTCGTTGAAGGCTATTCATTCTTCACTAAGACTGAACTTAAACGATTTAGAGCTGCTATCCAATCTATCGTAGATGATTGTGCTCAACACCAAGTTTCTGTTAAGAAGCCGAGAGTAGTAAAAGCTAAGCCTCCTGCTATCATAGTTAAGAAGCTTAAGTATATGTTTAAGCATGATTTATTAAACCTTAAGTCTATCAATCCAGCAGAGATCGTTGGCGCTAAAGAATTATGGGTGTATAATATTAAGTATCGTAAGTTGACTGTGTATGCTGCAGATGATTCAGACATCCTATCAGTCAAAGGTACTACGATCATCAATTATAGTATCGCTAAGTCATGGACATGGACTCTTAGGAATCCTGAGAAGTTCTTTAAAGATACTCAGATTGGTAAGCGTGCGTTAGGTGCAGCAACAAAAGCCTTAACGACAAAGCCTACTAATCCAAACGGTCGTATCAATGAAGAAACAATTTTATTAGGTGCATTTTAATGATCATATTAGATTATAGCCAGATAGCATTAAGTAACATCTTACCATTTCAGAACGACATCAAGCGTCAGTCTCCTGAAGAGATCAAGAACTTAATACGTCATACAACACTATCAACCATCAAGTCTTACAAGAAGAAGTATGGTAAAGAGTATGGTGAGATCGTCATCGCATGTGATGGTCGAAACTATTGGCGTAAGAACATATTCCCTCATTATAAAGCACATCGTAAAGCTAATCGAGATAAGTCAGACCTTGATTGGGGGTTTATATTCGATACACTTGCAGAGCTAAGAGAAGAGCTCATCAACTATTTCCCTTATAAAGTACTAATCAATGAGGGAGCCGAGGCTGATGACATCATCGCCACTCTTGTAGACTTCTCACAAGAACATGAACTAATACAAGAAGGGTTATTCTATAGCCCTCAAAAAGTATTGATCGTGTCGTCTGATAAGGACTTCATACAGCTGCAACGTAATAAGAATGTCCGTCAGTGGTCACCTATGCAACGTAAGTTCGTAGAAGGATCTCAGAAGGAGATTCAAGAGTATACTATACAACACATCGTAAAGGGTGATAGCGGTGATGGTATACCAAACATCTTATCTAAGGATGATGTGTTTGTATCAGGTGACAGACAAAAGCCTTTCTCAGCTAAGCGTTTACCTGAATTCTTTGAGAAAGGTATTGAGGCATGTAAGAACGATGAAGAGAAGCGTAACTATCAACGTAATCAACAATTAGTTAACTTTGACTTCATACCTGAAGAGTTGGCTAAGATCATCATATATACCTATGAGAACACAAAGCCGAAAGGTGATAAGAACTCTGTAATGGAGTATTTAATCAAAAATAAATGTCGTCTATTATTGGACGAGATTGAGGAGTTTTAATATGGCAGTTAGATTTTTACCAGAGATGCTTGATGAGATCAATACAGATCCTAAGCTTTTGTCAACAAAGTATAAGGGCAACTCAGCGCTTAAGATCATATTCGAATATGCATTCTTGCCTGATAAAAAGTTCCTCCTACCAGAGGATGAGCCTCCTTATAAGAAGGATGATGCGCCTATTGGCATGAGTCCAGCTATCCTTACACAGGAGCTTAGACGCTTTTATGTATTCCTTAGACAAGACTTAAAGCAAATCAAGCGTGAAGCATTATTCATATCATTATTGGAGTCTGTACACCCATCTGAGGCAGAAGTAATCATAGCTGTTAAGGATCAGAAGCTTCATAAGAAGTATAAGAAAATCACCCGTAAGTTGGTTGAAGAGGCAGGGTTCATCGCACCGGCACAGCCTGGAGCATAGTTTTACATAAATATATGGTAAGCTATATACCAGGTAATCTGTGATCCTGGGTGTGTTGTAAATTGTCTTTGTAATCAATAAGTTATGTCAGCATGTACTTTAATTAGGAGCTGTGGTATAATTATACATATGATTAGACAAATTTTACTCTATAAGTCCGATAAGATTTCGGTTTACTGCACCCCTGCAGTAGAGAGACTATCGACACGTAGATTAACCACATATGTCAAGCAATGTATAGCAGCAGAAAAGACTCTAATCAAAGACATATCAAAAAAATACCCTAAGAAAGCTAAAGATACAAGATACACTTTCTTATTTAAAAACTTTAAGTCCGAAGAGATGTTAGGTAACTGTG